TTGAGGAGTACCAGTAGCGTTAAGTGGTGTTTGTGTTAGCTTTAATTCGTTACCGTCTTTATAGAAACCTATATAATTTTCTCAGAACTTGATAGCATTATAGAATTGTCCACCAGCACCAGGTATTGTATACACAAGTGCACCAGCAGAGTTATAAACCTCACCAGCATCAGTATAGTACCGTCTGTTTATTTGTGCAGTAACTATACCTTGTCCAGTAGCTATAACATCTTCAACCTGTCTATTAAGCTTAAGACACTCTGGCTTGGACATTCAGTCAACATTTTCTTGGTAAGCACACATGACTTCAGATGTATAAGCATCTGAGTCTGACATCCCACCGTAGAATTTATTTATAGTAATAGTAGCTACCATTGTCTCCGTAAATATATTCATTAAATGTTGCATTGAAGCCTTTCATTGGTCTAATTAACCTCTTCTTAAGCTTTCTAAGCATTTGTGCCTTCTTCTGTTCGAACTGTTGTTGGTAATACAATACTCTATCGTCTTGTTGTCTATGCTGATAGATATACGCTATGAACGACCAACCTATAACATCATGAAACTCTCTCTCTATCAAGATATCATCCTCAGTCATAGTATCATCCAAGTCATAAGGTCTTTGATTGGCATACATTGTCAATCATTGAGCCACCGAATTGTCTGGTGTTGGGAATATTCTAATAGAATTATCCGTAATGATATAGAACGGGTCATATTTGTTCTGTGTTTCACCATACCATTCAGGAGAGGCCTCTAGGTTATCCCAATCTCTATATGTTGCTCTGTATGGGTATTCCTGACCATCATCATACTCTATAAACAGGGACTCTATCTTTATTTGTCCTGTGTTTTGAGGAGAAACATTGTTTACTGGTTCCAGTTCATATAACGATACACCAGCAACCAGATCGGTTTTCCACTCTCTAAGCTTATAGTTCTTATCAGTGTCCGCTATATCTTGCCATAGCTTCCTATATTCTATATTCATATACGAAAAAAGCAACGAGTCACCAATCTCGTCTGTCCTACACCCCGCCAAATCTCTTGCAAACTGCACTATTTGTGAAGGATTCATATTGTATGTTTAATACTATAAACTAGTTACCGAATCCTAGCTTGTCGCTTTCCTCGATAATTCTTTTTTCTTTCCATCTCTTATCTAGTTTTCCATTCTCCTCAATAAACGCTTTTCTAGCATCCAAATCAGACTCTTTTTCTTCCTCAACTGGTTCTACTACCACCTCTACAGTTTCTTCTACGTTATTTACGTTTTCTTCTAGTTCTTCAGTAGTTTCTTCTTCGATATCTACTGTTGCTTCTGTAGTATTCTCAGCTAATTCTTTAGCTTTCAGTTGTTGAACCTTCTTTACATCCATCAACCTACCTTTGTATTTAATGAAGTATGTCATGTTTTACATTAAATTAATAAACTATAAGTTCTTTATAACAAAAAAAAGGCGGAATTCAAGCCGCCTTCTTAGTACTACACACCAACAGATCCGTACATTCCGATTGGGATGTTCTTTACTGCTCTCTTGTAGTATGATACATACACTGTTTTGTATGTTAGTGAGTCGATGTATTCATCTTGTCCGTAGATAGTTGGTCTTTGATGGAAACCAAGGTATAGAGGATGAGATAGAACACTGTTTGAGTAGTCTTCCATGAAGTGGTATTCGGTAGAAGTTGCTACGTATGGTGTTTCTACCATTTGGTATTCACCTTCGTAGATATTTACTCCGTTATTTGCACCTGAGATGTTTACTGGTTGGTATCTCTCTAGTTGGATAATCTTGTGGAATTCTCTGAACGCCTTACCACCTCTCTTTACGATAAGCTTTCTAGGGTTTAGAGACATTGGTCTATCACCTACGTCAACAAATGCTCCTGATCTTTCTTGAAGGTCAGCTAGAACATCAGTAGATGGTGCTACAGCAAGCAACAAGTTATCAAATGTCTTAGTCGCTAGCTCATCTGTAAATTTGTGTGCAGCTGAGTATAGGATTTCTCCGTCTGGAGATAGAGTTGTTGTGAACCCGTTGTTAATTAGTGAGTACAATTCAACGTTAACATCGTTGTACATTCCCCACATCTTTGACTTAACATCAGCATCGAACTCTTGCTCGATTCTTTGAGTCCAGTCTCTCTTTCCTTGGTAGTATTCGAAAGACCATTCTGTACTGTCAGTAGTTTTTGGTAGTGGTGTTACTACTGTTTCGTATCCAGTGTATGAGTCTGAAGCACCAACTTTTTGACCTTCAGGAGTCTTTTGTGGGTTAGATTCTCTTACTGTAGATACAAACTTTTCATTAATTTCTGTAGTGTCCATTGAGTCTACAACGAAAGCGTATGCTTGTCTATCGTTATTCAATTCAACACTGTTGTCAATTAGTTCCTTTGTTTCCTTAGTATATCCGTTGATATACCCAAGAAAATGTGGACGAGATAGTTGTGTCATAACTATTTACCATATAAGATTATAAAAATAGTGGTTTATTTACCTTCACTTGTACTTCTAGTTCTGAACCAACAGTTCCAGCGTCTTCTGACGCCAGTACTACTAGTACGTCTGTTGTAGATGCAGCGATGTCGATTAGTTGTTCACCACCTCCACCAATAGCGATATCTACTTCAGTGTTTCTGTTAGTCTTTGCAAATGGAGCATCTGCAGTACCAACTAGAACAGCGTCAAAATCAGCGCTTACCATTACTTGGTTGTCCTCTAGTAGTCCGTCGCTTGTTTCAGGAGTAGCGATAACTAGAGCGATGCTTGTTGCAGCAGCTCCTGCTTTTACAGCTAGACCTGTAGCTACATCAATAGTACAGAACTGTCCTTGTTCTAGAATAGTTGCTGGGTCTTTTTCGAGTACAGCAGTTCTTGAGTCTCTGTCTCTTCTAAGTAGTTTGAAATCCATGATAGTTTTTCAATTTCAATATAAAAATAGGATAGTGCTCCTACCCCACCTTCAGTTTTTTTACTCGTTATATACTATGCCAGTCAAAGTCTCTTCTTTCTCTCTTCGAGATAAGCTTCGCCCTTCTTCCTGTCTAGCTTAGTAACATCTTTTCCAGTCATTCATGATGTCGTCCCTCCTAATCATAGAATCTTTATTGCTTCTTGCATATCAGTACCTTTAGCATTAGCAACCGCTTTGATTGCTTCGTAATCCATGTTTGGGTGAGTTTGTTCGAACCATTCTTGCTGCTTTTTTTCTTTGTAGAACTCTTCGAGCTCCTCTTTATAGATAGTTTGCTTAGCAGACTTATCTATAGCCTTTGCTTTCTTATGCTTTAGCTTCTCATTTTGCTTACGAAGTCTTTCATTCTCTGCTTTGATAGCCTCTACATCGTCAGCATCTTGATCCTCCTCAGTATCTGGTTGTTCCATATCTACCTCTGGAGACTCTAGGTCTTTTTCTTCTAAGTTAGTCATTGTATCATAACACATGATAAATTGGTCTTATTGACGTTGCCTTGTTAACATACTAATATTATTTCTTCTGATTTCAAGCTTTCTTTATAGGTGTATTGTCTAATACGTCCTTACTGTCGTCTATAATGGCTTTAATTTGGGCTCAAAGATCTTGTGCCTGCTTCTTAGTAAGCCCTGAATTACCTACGTTTGTTATTTTACTCTTGATGTTGAATAGAAGCGATTTCTTTAGTGATCTTAGGTCTGATACTCTTAACCTTTGTACAGAGTTTCGTGTATACTTTACCTCGTCACAGTCAGAGTTAATGTTAGTAACCATTTCTACTACTGCCTTCTTGATAATCTTATTGATTTCATCCACCACCGTTTGTAGTGCTACTACATTGAAGTCCATTACATTTGATTAGTTGGTAAATCTTGTTGTCTTTGCGCTATATCAGATGACAATGCTTGTGATGCCATCGAGTTAGCTACTCCTTGCATTTGTCCTTGTTGCTCAGGTGCTTGTTTCTTCATCAACCCCTTCTCTATAATAACTGAGTTAAGTCTAGTCAACACAGTTTGTTTTGCATCGTTATCTACTGCAGCGTTTATGTATACCCACAAAGTATCTAGATCTATTCCTGGTATGATTAGATTTTCTGGTACCTTATCCATGTTTATTATGTCTTGCATAGCTTCTGCATGTCTCTCGTCTGGAGTCATTGGATGTACTGCCATAATAAACTCAGAGTCTAGTCATTGTAGCTCCATCAGTTCTCTTTGGTATAGAGTCTTACTTATATCACTAGCCTTTTGGTCTTGCATCAACAGTGGAAGTTGTGCCTGCATAGTTGCTACCTTCTTGCTTCTTTCTTCAGCCTCCTTTCTTTTTGATTTCACAGTGATATTTGGTGTGTTGAACCCACTTAGTTCTCTTTTAGATAGGTTTACTATATCACCACCATCTACACCTAGAGTTGCTGCCTTCTCTCCTATAGTAGACATGTTCTCCTTTAGTGATCTGTAGTATATATTAGTCCAGAACATCTTCTCACCGAATGTCAGTGTTTCTGCATCTACTGAGAACAAAGCATTACTCTTTTGCATTTGTATCTCCGCTTCACCTA